ACGTGATTGTCTTTGTCTTTAGGTATCTTAACTAAAACCTTTAGTCCATTTCCAGATGGAGAAATAAAAACTGCAAATACGTAAGGGTTTTTACTGATAGCAGCTTTATCATCAAGCATTGTTTTTACTTTAGGGTAACCATCAAAATCTAAACATATTAGTCCAGAATGTTCAGTTAAACTTGTATCTACTCTTTTATTAAAAGTTCCAGAAAAACAAATAGCTGGTAACATCTTTTTTAATTCATTACGTTTACTCTTATCTTTTTCTTTTCTTATTCTTTTTACAAGTTCTTTAGATGCTCCTGTAGTTTTAATCCTGTCTAAACTGACTGATACATCTACGTGGTAAGGAGTTGTAGTTTCTTTTATGTTCTGGAAGATGGTTATTGGGTATGTCATATTATGTCGTTTGTATGTCGTTTTTGTGTCGATTTAATTTTTGTAAGTATTTGATTATCAGTTGTTATGTCGATTATGTCATATAATTACTCTTTTTAGTATAAAATAAGTTCATAAATATAATTATTATTTTCTATATAAAGTATAAAAATAGTTTTTTTGTCATAACGACATAAAAAAAACCATAAAAAAAGAGCCTATTAGACTCTCTCTTTATAGTCATTCTCTAGATTAAAAAGGTAAATCTTCATCTACTTTAACTTCTTGCTTTGCCTCCTCTTTAACATAAGGGTCGCTTAACTTAAGAGAAAAGAATTTACCTTTCTGACCTTCTTTTACCCAACCAGCAATCTGTTGCATTTTTCCGTCTTGCAACATAATTTGTCCAGAATAATCTGGCTGATTGTTTTCTGGAGTTTTATTAGAATTTCTAAATAAACTTCCGTTACCTGCTTTGTGTTCGTAATCTGACATATTATTTAATTTTAATTGTTTGTTCCAAATGATTAATTGTTGAGATAATGATATCATCCTTATCTTGCCTATTTATGCAGGTCATTGGAACACGTACCCACATAATAGTACCTTTTGGAGTCCTACTAGGAAATTTATTCCTTATAGACTGCATAAATTTTAGCACCTTTTGTTTCATTGATTAGTATTTTTGTTTGTTTTTGTTTTTCACTTTCATCTTCTTTATCACTGTAACCTCTTCCAGATTTATATTTTGGATTCTTGCTGTTTAATTTATTTTTTTTCATTTATAAAGTTTTTTTAATATAATAAGTATCTATGTTATTAGTAGGATTATCTCCAAAATATGTATTGTATACATCAATAGCCTCTTCCACAAAATTCTTACCAAGTTCTAAAAATTCTTGACCGCAATCAAACCATCCTAGCTGACCAGTTGTTTTTTCTATAACTAAAAATATAAGAGGTTTACCAAATAGTTGCTGATATATATATGCTTGTGAGCAATAGTAATATTTCCATTTAGCATTATATCCAAATGCATCTAAGTTACTTGTAGTTTTAATGTCTATAACATTAGTTGGTGTTACAACATCGGCTTTCCCTTTCCATAACACACCTCCTATTTCCTTTATCATTGGTGTTTCGTAGGTATTACCTCTCTGTAATATCTCCATACAGAAATCCATATTATTAACCAAAACATTTTTTAGTCCTACTACTTCTTCTGCCTCTTTTTTTAATAGCGCTACTTCTAAGTTGTGTTCTGTTATAAATTCTTTATAAATTTTCGTACTTCTAGATGCAGCATCACAAATAGGAAAGCTATCAGATTTTTCTGGCTCCAATACAAGTTGATGAAAGTATCTACCATAGACAAAGTTCTTGTTGTCTGGACGAGGAGTTCTAAATTGTTTAGGATTATTCAACAGAGTACTTATGTCGGAGTTAGATAAATAATTTTTACCTATCCCATTATAATATTCCTTATCATCTTTAAGTTTGCTTACAATTGCCTTTTCAAATTCATTCATTACTTCTTAGTTTTAAAAAGGTTAGAAACATTTTTCTCTACTTCATTAGTAATGATGTAATCATTATCGGCTAGCATTTTTAAAGCACCTTTTAAACTTTTGATTTTTTGTGCAGCAATATAATTTAGCATTTTTTCTATATCTACAACTTCTTTAGTACCCTTTTGGTCTAAGTCTACTTTAAGTTTAGTATATGGTTTCATTGTTATACCATCCTTTTCATATTGTTGTACTGGTTGTACTGGTACATCGTTTAGTTTCCAGTTAGCGCTCTCTTCATAAGAGGATACCGAAGAATCTAATCCAATCCCAAAGTTTCCTAATGCTCTACCCCAAGCAGATGTCTGACAGTTTTCTACATAATTACCTTTATTTATAAAAGATGATGCCGCCTCTTCAAAAGCTATTCCATCAGCTACAATAAAGCCATTGCTTTTGTCTATAATTTCTGCCTTTATTAGTATACTGTCTGCATTGTGATTCAATACGTTTGTTATTAATCCGTATTCGTGTTGATAGGTTTTTCTAAAGTGCTTAAGTCTTTCTTTAACTTCAACGTAAGCCTTTCCCTTAATATTAATTGTTTTTAATTTAGTCATTGGTTTGTTTGTTTGATTATTAAATTTATTTTCTTTGTTATCTTAGTGAAAGACTTCATTAATCTCTCCCTTGATTTTTTTAATGTTTGTATGTGCTTAGCATTCTTTCTGGAGTTTACCTCTTTCTTTATGCTTGTCTCTACCATACTTAATTTTCTACGATAGTTAGACAAACATAAGACAAATACTCCTAATCTCCAACCTTTTTTATAAAAAGTTTCGTATTCTTCTGGTGTTATTTCCTTGTAGAAATCTCCTCCTAGTGTTGTGTTGTGTATAATAATGCTCTGAGTTTCTGAATCTTTTTCAATTCGAATGCCGTAAAGTAATCTAGCCTCAAAATTTTTTCCGTCTAGAACCGCAGAAAATTCGTCCTGCTTAGCCTCTTCAAAAATTTTTTTTAAAGTGCGCTGCATTCTTGAATCTGATTTGTGATGGTAATGTAATCAGAGTCGTGGCTGATGTTTTCTTCCACAACATTTATTCCGTGAATAATAGAAGAATGATTTATGGTGTAACCATTATCGTTCATATAACCTTGAATTGTAACCAGTTTCATATTTCGCTGCTTACAAGTATGATATAACAAGTGCCTCGCATCTACACTCTTTCTTATTTTAGATTTAGAAAACAATTGCTCTTTAGTTATCTCACATATTTTACATATGTTTTCTACTAGTTTATTGAATACTTCTCTTTTCATTTTATTTTATTTTATTATTAAGTTTTTAGAAACAAAAGAGGAGCAAATCTACAAAACATTTAAAATTAAGGATTCTTAGTCCTATAAGTTATTGGTTATTATTAACCGCAGTTTTGCTCCCCCTTTATTACGAATGAATATGACTGAACATTCGTTTTGAAAACAACACACAAATATAAATAATGTTTATTTATTGTGCAAATTTTTTAGACGTTCAATTTCAAATTCTAGGTGTGCTTTTGCCTTTGTTAAACACTCTAATCCTCCATCTTTGTGCTTGAATTTTGAACGTAAGCAGTAGGTAACAGCGGTACCTACGTTGTACGAACAATCAAAGTCCTCTACTACATAACGTGCTTGATAGTATCCAGTTCTTGGTGTCCTGCCTATGTAATACGTTGGTACTCTGTTGTCTGTTTCTTGGGTTGTAGACCTATTTCTTGTAGTGTCCCAGTAATATTTGTTTTTTTCCCCCATTATTTTATGTCTTTGTAGTTAACAATAAAGTCCTCTACCTTTGTCTTGTACAACATTTTCTCAAGTGCTTTCAAGTCTAGTGATACCTCCAAAGTTCTATCGTAGTAATATGCATAGTTTTTCTCCTCCAGTATAAATAAAACATAACCTCCTACATACCTTATAACACTATGTGCATTAGGCAAAACTCTTAATCCCATATCTATATTAGATGCATCAAATGGTCTGTACTCCTCCATATAATGTTGCATTTTCATTACCTCTCCAGTTTTTCTAAAAGCAGTATAAGATATTTTTTTTCTGTTAGCCAGTTGTTGTAGTTTTTGTATTCTTTTTTTATTAGGAGTTTTTAAAGATTTTCTCCAGACAATTTCATCTAGTATTAATTTCATATCAGTTTATTTTTAGTGTAAATATAGTTTAATTTAGTCTCTCATCAAAATATCTGAGCCTTTAATGTACCAGTGTCCATCAATAAGTTTTTTATTGCAAGTAGTCCAGTTGACGGCAGATTTTGATTTTTCTTTTTTTAATTCAGACTCTATTTTTTTAAGTCTTCTTTTCAATATTAGTTTGTCTGCGATTAGTTTTGCGTACATATCTTTGAGTTAGTTTATATTCCGACATATCGGTTTTTTCCCAGCTATACATTTTTTCTTTATAACGTTTTTCTTTTTCTATTAAGTAAGCTATTTTAGGGTTGAGTTTTTCTTCTTTACCGCTATATCTGAAGTAGTTATTAAATTCGATTACATTTCTTTTATACTCTTCCTTGAGACATTTCTCGTGCAGGAGTTCTAGTGTTACGTGATGCATTCTAACCGAAGGGTATTGATTTTAGCTGCTCTTTAGTTGATTCTATAATATCAGAATACATATCGTATGCTTGGTTGAAGACCGCTTGACCTTCATCAGAATACTTGGTCTCATACACTTGACCTTTATCGTTTACCACATCTACAATAAAGTTAGTACCATCTAGTATAGCCTCAGTTTCCATTCTTGCTAACTTGGTTGCAAGTTCTACTTTGTTAATTTTTATATATTGCATAATAATTTAATTTAAGGATTAATAAAATATCCACATAGCCACGTAAAACACTAGTCCTAAGGTAATTAGAACAATTATGTCAAGGGTGAATTCAGTAGGATTTTTTTTGATTTCGTTAATAAAGTTTTTTAAGTTCATAATTATAAGTTTTATAATAGACAAAGGTACAACATTATTTAGACATCTCCAAATATTATTGTACCTTTTATTAGTTGGTCGTATACGACTATTTTTCTAACCTCTTGTCATCTGCTAGCATTTCATCCCAATCATCTTTCCTGCTTTGTCTGTATTCTCTCTCATCAATCTCCTCACATTCATCTCCACAATCAAGACAAGTATTTCCATCATCATCTTCTTCATACTCTGCTCCGCAGCAGCTACTTACTAGGTATCCAGATTCAGATTCTGGTGTTGCTAATTTCCAATTATCGTAGGTCATATCTTAAAAATTTTAAATCATAACCTCTGCGCTTTAATTCTTTTTTAAGTTCATTAGTAGAATAATTAGTAGTGCAGTCTAGTTCTCTTACTTCTATATCATAATCACTTTTAAACATTGCGCCATAGCAAGTTACCATATACTTGTTGGGCGCTACTTTGTCTAAGAGTTTTTCGATTTGTTCAACATCGTCTTCAGCTACCCAATCTTTGCCGAAGAGTTCTTCAGCTTTTTCTTGGAGTTTGTTTTCGTGGACAAAATCATTTGTCGACATATAGTTTGTTGTTTCTATTTCCATAATTATACTTTTTGTAGTTTAGTTAATCTATTTAATTTTACTTCATCACTTAGTTCTTCCCAATTACTTGGCTTTATGATACCTTGGGTTGCAAATATAATACGTTCTTTATATGCAATTTTTTCTTTAAGTGTTTGTTGTGTTGTGTCTCCCATAACAAGAAACATTTTCATTAGAGTTAAGTTATCCATATTATTTGTTTTTAAGTTTGTGTATCTGTTTCATCGTTTTCGAATCATCAGCGGTAGTACACACTACCGAACAGAAGGGGAAGAAAATGTCAATAAACTTCCCCACAAAGTAACGTTTAGTCAATTATTTCATTACTTCGCTTTCTGTGAAATGGTTGCAACAAATCTCACAATAATATTTTGAATCACTAATCTCGTGTACATCTGTTTTGACCTCTACCATACAAGTGCTGCAATATCTTTCTTCTTGGTCTGCCTCTACAGAAGAATAAAAATCAGTTATACGTTTAGTATAGCTTGGTTTATAGTATTCGTTACGAAAGAAATTATAAGGATAAGAGGAGCCTCTATAGTTCGTGCTTGGTCTCTCTTGCTTGTAACTTTGTATGCAGTTCATATGGTTTGAATATGGTCTTGTCTGTATAAAGTATACCCAACATTTAATCTGACCTTTCTTGCGCTTAATCATTATCTCTTTACGTTTGTAGTGATAAGGGTGTCCTTCAAGTGAATCAAGATTTTTAAGTACGTTGTCGCTTACCTTATATATATGTACATCGACATTGTAGCCGCTACCTTTTACATCGTGTAGATAAGGAAGACCGCTTACCTCTAAAGGGTATTTATCAAGAGTAGTTCCCTTACCTACGTATCGTGAGCCGCTTAACATACTATTGTTAGAGTAACCTTTTTTAAGAGTACCATACACCGCTACAATATTGTCTTGTAACACATTAGTCTTTGAATACCATACACCATCTTTTTGTGTCCAAAGATTTTTGTTATAGATTTGATATTGTCTATTGCGCTTGTTATAAGATACGAATCTAGAATCGTGCTGACCTAGAATTTCTCTTCATTGGTGTCGTGGTCTGTGTCCTAGTTCATTAGCTAGCTGCTTACTATCACATAAATCTTTTGAGCCATAGCCTAGCAAAGTTCCATTATGCATTAGTAGTTCATTAGAGTTATTACCGCATTCAAATGGATGGGTGTTCTCTCTGTTAATCTTACCTTTAGTAGCATATCTGAAATGAGCGATGTATGGTCTGTCTGTATCTAGTACCGACCACTCTTTTGATTTATGATAGTTAACCTCGTTAGTATCTAGCCATATTACACCTAGTCCGTGAGGGTTTATTAAGGATGATGTTCGCAAAACTGATTGCGATACTTTCTTGTCTTTCGACTTTACAATTATTATACACATAGTTTTTTTGTTTGTGAGGAGTAGATATTGTATCCGCTGACCTCTGATTATTACACAAAGATAAGACATTAATTAGACATAGCCAAATGATATACACATTATTTTAGATATACTATCGTACCCAAAAAGATACGACATCGTACCCAACCTTGATTTTTCAAAACATCAAACATCAAACATCAACATCAAACAATTACCCGCATTGGGTATTGATTACCCCAAATGGGCATTCCTGCTTACCTGTTATTTTTGTTACAGGTAGTCAACTTTTCTGACTAGTCAACTTTTCTGACTGGCTGTCTGCTGGTGTCTGCTGGCTGTCTGCTGTCGCTGTTAAATCTACCTAAGATTATGCAGCATAACTGCACAAAACTTTAATTTAGGGCAAAAAAAAAGAGCGCATAAGCGCTCCTTTTAATATTAGTTTGCTGATAAATCAACCAACCATTTCGCTGAATTTAACTTCACTTCTTTTCCACATTCTGTATGCTTTCTGAGTGAATAGTCTTTGTGCTATACCATTCGATTCGTTATTATAATAAGAGTATATGAAAGGTATTACATTCTCATCCATTAAATTTTTAGTTAACATCTTATCAAATGATTTAGCTAGTTTAAAAAGCATATCTACTTTTGCAGCATCATTGTTATACATTCGCATTACAATTGGTCGTATACGACTATTAAAAGCATTTTTAGATATTAACGTTTTACTAGCTTGCGCGATTTCGTGCATTAAAGCGTATCGGTTTTTTAATTGATTTACGCTAGTTACTCTGCTCCATAATCTAAACTCTACTACTCCATGAGATTTCAACTGAATTGCATTATACTTGTTATCTCTCCTAGTGATAGCATCGGTAGGGTTAATTGGACAATTTATATTTCCTAGACAATATCTGTTAGCTAATCTCTTTCTGTTCATTGCATATACGATACCTAGATATGGTCTCATTGCATTTAAAAAATGTTTTGAGTCACCATAATCATTGCTAGAGATAGAAACGTGACCACCGCATTTGAATGCATTATTGTAAAAAGCATTACTACTAGAGAATTCTTCTTCAATAAAATATCTACTTTCGTGCATTAAATTAAAGATTTTGTTTCTCCATTTGCTAGATGGTATTAGCGGCAATATGTTTGTTATTGCTTCATATCCATCTGAGCCATTGTGAGCAACCGAACCATCATTTTCGATAGCGCTGAATAGTGTTGGGAATAAACCTATTAACGTTCTGTTACCGCTCAAAACCTCTCTAGATAGTGTGTTTTTCTCTATCTCAAAACCGATAGCAAATTTACTAGTATACACATTTTCTCCGCTTTCTAAAGTTCTAGTTATGTTTGTCTGAATTTGTTTTTTGTTCAGACCTTTTAAATCAATTTTGTATCTAGTAAAGTTTAACTTTGTACCGATACATCCTTGATGATAATGAGCTACTATATTTCTGCGCACTGTATCCCCTCTTTGATTAAGAGCGCTTGCGCTTTGCTGCTCATATTTTATACCGTTTAATTTTGACATTTTTTTATTTGTTTTATTAGTTAATTATTATGATTCTATATCTAGTGCAGTGAATGTTTCACTAGCTATTGGATTTTCAAGTTTTGCGCTTAAAAAATCGATAGCTTTTTGGATTTCCTCAACTGAGTTTTTTGTGATTAACTCCATATTTTCGTTAATTCTAACCGAAATATTGCGCTCCGCATTCGCTCCAAAATCAAATTCTTTAATCTTAAAAGCTAGAGTAAAAACTGTTGGTATTGTTGCTTCCGCTTCCGCTTCTTCAGTTACCTCTAGTGACTTAACAAATTTGTTAAAGTTATCTACTGAACGAATAACATTTTTACCATTAGCTTCAGATTCTTCGCAGCTAGTTAAATATAAATCTAGTTTTGATTCTGATTTGCTAGCTTTAATCATTCGATTTAATTGGCTTTGCTTTACCGAAAATATCTTTAAACTCATTTCATCGATGGACCATTTTTCGAGCATATTATCTTCAAATAAGTTTGTAGCTTCATCAGATTTCAACCATTTTTTGAATAAAATTGCTTTTTTACCTAGTTCAATTTTTGTAGTTAATTTTGATTTATAAGCATTTTCCAAAAGATTTGTTATGTTTTGTACTTCTGAAAATAGTGTTGAAATACTACTACTTTGTAGCATTTCGTTTTCATTGTTTAATAAATTTCTCATTTTTTTAGTTTTTTTTATGAGATTATGCGGTCAATATTGACCTAAGATTTAGCGAAAATTTACAATTTACTAGATAAAAATCTAGATTTGTGTATGCTTTGTATATTCTTCGTTTAATCATAGTCTAATATAAGTAATTATATTTGATTAATCAGCATAAAAAAAAGATATTATTTGCTTTGTGTTATTGGTCGTATACGACCATTGATTTCTAGATGTATATCTGTTTGTTATTCTATTAGTTTTGTTTAGGGCTATTTATTGCGGTTATATGTTACCTCTTATCTACGTATAAGAGCGCTAATAGTTACTATTAACTTCAATTTATATTAGTTATATCCCCTATATTAGTTCTTATCTAGTGTAAATACGTGAAATAATTATCGTAAAATTTAGAGATGATTTAATATTAAGCGGTTAAGATATCCCCATAAAAAAACCTAAAAAAGTCTGATACAAATTGCAAAAAAACAGACCCCACCCCTCAAAAAAAAAATCGTTTTCTGTGCGGAGCAGTGCGCGCGTGGCGGTAGGGAGCCTCCTACTTCTATTTGTCTCAAAAAATTTTGTATCTTTACAAAAAAAAGAAATGGCAAAAGTAAATCTTAATAGAGTGTTAGACGATATGGCTGGACTCGATATGTATAAAGGCAGATTGATTAACAACAGACCAGATGGTATGATGGGAATTGAAAGAGCTGCTAATATGAAAAGAATAATTGATGAAGACAGAAAGATTAAAATGATAGCTGACGGAATTGAAAGAGCAGAGATGCGAAAGAAATATAGAAGTATGTAAAAGTGTTTGTTTGTTTGTTTGTGAAATTAGGAGAGCTTAGGTTCTCCTTTTTTTTATGTCGGTTTTTAAATATTTATGTCAAGACTATGTTAATATTATGTCGATTATAAAAAGCTAACTAATTGATTTTAAATACTTATGTCGATTATGTCGATTTTGTCACCAAACTGTAGTGAAATATTTTTTATAAGTGTATTAATAAATATATATATATAATAGAGAAACAAAAATTTGACATTAAGTTTAATATTGTATATTTGTTTTCAAATTAAATTTAATATAATATGAATCCACCAGTTGGAGGTTACTCTCCCAAAGACCTTAAGTTTGGAACTCAAGGCAGAAACTCATTAATAAATGGAATAAGTAAAATTGCTGATGCTGTAAAAAGTACATTGGGTCCAAGAGGACATACTGTTCTTATTGAATCACCAAATCACACACAAGGAATTACTATAACGAAAGATGGAGTTACGGTTGCAAAAGCTGTAGACCTAATGCATCCTGTAGAAAATTTAGCAGTACGTATGATGAAAGAGGCTGCAGACAAAACAGCTACATCGGCTGGAGATGGAACCACAACAGCAATTGTATTGACAGAAGCTTTAGTTAAGTCTGGAAATTATTTAATTAAAGATACAGACAATAGAACAGAAATATTAAAGATTATTAATAATGAAGTAAATCCAATTATTACTCAACTTAAGAGTATGTCAAAGCCAATATCTAAAAGAAGGCTTAAGGATGTTGCTATAATTTCTGCTAACGGAGACAAAGAGATTGGTAATACTATTGCTAAAACATACAACACAGTTGGTAAAACAGGAATAGTAACTGTAGAACGTTCACAGACTAGCGAGACGTATAGTGATATTACTAACGGTATTAAAGTTGAAAGAGGATACAATTCTCCATTATTTATTAATGACCAGAAAAAAGATGAGTGTGTTCTTGAAGATACTTATATATTAGTGTCTGACGCATCGGTTGATAATATATTAAACATTGAGAATATTTTAAAACCAATAATTCAAGAAAGAAAAAAACTATTACTTATTTGTCCTTGTAGTGATAATGTAATTAATACATTAGCTGCTAACGTAGTTAAGAACGGACTTAAGTTATGTAATATTAATCCCCCACAGTTTGGATATAAGCAGCACGAGTTAATGCAAGATATTGCAATATCAGTTGGCGCTACATACTTTTCAGAAAAGACTGGTGATGATTTAAGTTTAATAAACTTTAATGATTTGGGTCACGCAGCCAAGGTGATAGTTGGACGTGACTCAACAGTCATAATAAAAGATAAAGATGTGGATGAAGATGTGGTTAATAAAAGAGTAGAGGAGCTATGGGATGCTCATAAAAATGCTACTTCTAAAACAGATAAAGACTTTATATCTACACGAATCGCATCTTTGACAGGTGGAATAGGTGTTATTAATGTAGGGGGTCAAACTGAAATTGAACAAAAAGAACTTTATGATAGAGTAGACGATGCTGTATGTGCTGTTCGCTCTGCTTTATTAGAGGGGATACTGCCTGGGGGTGGAACTGCCTTAAACAATATCGCTAAAGCATATAGGGCTATAGCTGAAAATAATAAAGACGAGGATTATAAACCACTTGAAAATTCAAAAAAAATTGCTTACGCAATTTTAGGACAAGCATTAACAGCTCCTATAAATCAAATCTTAAGAAACGCAGGTCTACAATATGATGAAATATATAAAGATATTGTAAATCCTGCACACGGTTATGATGTGAAAAATGAATTGTATGGTGACTTATTAGATATGGGGGTTATTGACCCTATGAAAGTTACAAAGCACGCATTACAAAACGCAGTATCTGTGGCTACAACTATACTAAGTACTAATGCTATAATCACTATGGCAAGAACATTTGAATCTGATGAAGCCAATAAATAAATATATAGCAATAAATATTGTTGAGGAAGAAATAGTAACAGACTCTGGATTAATTTTATCTGATAAAGATGTTGATGAACTAAGATATAGAAAAGCAATAGTTATTGCACCAGGCACTGAGGTTAAAAATATAAACAAAGGAGATACTATATATTTTGATTCACGAACTGGCTATACAATGTTAATTGACAACAAGCCTTGCACCATTATTTCTGAGAGAGACGTTGTTGTAGTTTTATAGTTTTATTCATTTCTTTTATAAAGTTTCTATAAACCTTATCGGTGTATTTTACATTTCTATGAAAAATAGGGTTGTGTTCTGAACTAGGTATTTCTTCTCCATTTAATTTTTTATAAATAGAGTTAATCATTCTTTTAGATTTGTATGATAATTCGTATAGTCCTTTTGTTTTGCCAGCACGTTTACGAAACACTTCTATCCATCCATCTCTTAAAAGCTTATCAAATCTATTCACGTTCCAACTTAGTAGCTCATCAAACTCGTTAAATTTATCTTTACTAAAATAATCTTCTGAGTAAAGAAATAACAACATATCTAACTCTCCAGTGCTTATATTGTACTTAGCCTTAACGTAATAGCGTATTACTCGCCAGTATTTTAAATAGTCTGTTTGCATTTTATTTAATTTGTATCTTTGTAAAAATAATAAAAAATGGCGACAGAAAATAATTCATTAAACTATTTAGAAACTTACAAGGCTCAAGTAGCTAAAAAAAAGAAAAGTACTAAACAAAAAACTAAACCAAAGAAAAATATTATTCACGGTTTAGGAAAGTTGAAAGGATTAAATTCTTTTGCTCAGAAATATAAAAAGAAACCCATAACTAAAAAACCAAATTATGCCTAAAGTAGGAAAAAAAACATACGCTTATACTAAAAAAGGAAAAGCAGCAGCTAAAAAAGCAGCAAAGAAAAAAGGATTAAAAGTAAGAAAAAGTAAAAAATACTAATGGCTAAAGGTAGAACTAAAAAAAGTAATAAAATTTGTCCAGCAGGAATTGCTTGGGCGAAAAGAACTTTTGATAAATACCCTTCTGCATACGCAAATATGGCTGCCAGTAAATATTGTAAAGACCCTAACTACGCCAAAGGCTCAAAAAAGAAATAGATATGAATGTAATGAAAATGAAAGAAATTGTAAAACAGCTTAAAGGTGCTTCTAAAATGCACGCTGCACAAGCTGCAAAAATTGAAAAGATGATTAAGTCTATGCCTAAAAAGAAAAAGAAATGAGTAAATTAAGTAAAGGACAAAGAAAGATTGCACGAATGGCTATGCCTTTTGATAAAATTACAGGAGCTGATTTTAAAGTTCTAAAAATGAAAAAACAAAAGAAAGGCAAAAAGAAGTAATGGGTGAGTTAAAAAAATGGCGAGACCAGAAATGGGTACGTATTGGAACTGATGGTAAAATCAAAGGTCCTTGTGGTACAAGTAAAAATAAAAAAAACCCAGACAGATGTCTACCATTAGCTAAAGCTAGAAGACTATCGAAAAGTAAGTTAGCCTCTACGGCAAAGAAAAAGAAAAGAGAAGGAGCTAAAGGAAAACAATTTGTTAGAAATGTTAAAGGTGTAAGGTAATGGCTATAAGAAAAACTACTAAAGGAAAAAACGCAAACTATCGTCCTACAAAAAAAGGCGCTGGTATGACTAAGAAAGGTGTAGCTGCTTATAGAAAAGCTAATCCTGGTAGTAAATTAAAAACTGCTGTTACTGGAAAAGTTAAGCCTGGCAGTAAAGCTGCTAAAAGAAGAAAGTCTTATTGCGCTAGAAGTTTAGGTCAACTTAAAAGAAGTAGTGCTGCTACAAGAAACGACCCTAACTCTAGAATTAGGCAAGCAAGGAGACGTTGGAAGTGTTAAAATTGCAAAATAAAATATTACTATCTTTGTCAAATAAATAATTTAGATATTTATGGCGAAAGATAAAAAATTTATTCAAAAAGTTTTTGCAAATGCAAAGCGAAAAGGAACTTTAGGTGACTGCACAGGTAAAAAATTTGGTAGCAAGTCTTGTCCTAAAGGGTCGAAGAAATATAATTTCGCCAAGAATATGAGAAAAATAAATAAAAAAAAATAAATAGTTATGAAAAAGCAAGGATATAATTCACGTTTAGATGAGTCTTTAGGTGCTAAGCACGGAAAAAAATCTCAATCAATGAAAGCACGTAGAGATGAAAGTAAGGGTATGGCAAAGAAAATGACTGGTCGTGCTTATAGTGGAAACCACGGAATGGAGTATCACAAAAACGTACACGCTCACTTAGGTTCTTTAATAAGAAAATAAATGGGAAAGTTTTTAGTAAATTTAGGAATGATAATTCAAAAGTATTGGTCTAAACTTATGTGCGCTTGGAACTGGTTAATGTCAAAACTAATGTTTGAGGTTTCTAGTTGCCCATATAAAGTATGTGAGTGTTATAAAATCGATGAAGCTAAATAGAAAAAATATTCAGTCTAGAGGATTGGGAGATTCAATCCACAAAATAACTCAAGCTACTGGAATAAAAGCCGTAGTTGATAAAGTAAATAAAGTAACTGGAAAAGACTGTGGGTGTTCAGAACGAAGAGACACACTTAATAGATTGTTTCCATATAATAAATAAATAATATGTATTCAAAAATTCAAGTAAATACACCGTCTGCAATACCAGTTGTAAAATCAGACACATATAATATCCCTAATCCAGGAAGATTAGTTTTTCAAGGAACAGATTCTTCAGCTGCAACTGGAGTTATAGTAGACACATCTGCTTGTTCTAACTCTTTTACAAGTCAAACAACCTCTGCAGGAGGTGGGAATCTTTTAGTAGACTCAAGAACTGGACTAGACTTTCAAAAAAACAGTTACATTTTAGATGCCGATTCTCAAACAGGGGTAGCTCAACAAGTATTTGCTATTCAAGTAGGTAATCAAGTAGAAGAAACATCTGGTAATACTACAGGTCACGTAGTTACAGTTGATAGCGCAACCACTCTTACTTTAGATAATACTGTTGGTGCTGGTAATAATGTGCCTTATATATTAAGACAAAACGGATTTATAAACAGATTAGATATTAATGTTGGTTATTTAGTTTATAACTTAACTGATTTAACGCAAAATTTTGTTACAGCAGTAACTAATGATGCTCAGTTAAGTGTTGGAGGAAGTATAATGGCGGCAAATGATGTTTATCAAATATATTCACAAGATGCAGCAGCATTAAGTGTTAATAGTGCTAATAGTGCAGCTTTAATATATGTAGGTGGGGGTGGTACTATATCTTCATTTGGAGAACAGTTTGTAAATATTAAAGTAACCACTGCAAACAATCAAGACATTACATTTGAAAATTTTCCAGTAGGACAGTATTTGCCAGTACAGTGTGTTAAAGTGTGGGCAACTGGAACAGATGCTGATGTTAAACCTATTGCAATCTTTTAATTGAAAATGGATAGCGACATAAAAGACACACTCGAGGTAATAATACCTAATGCTGGAGCTATAGGCTTATCCATAACTGATTGTAATGAGTATCTTACTTTTATATCTTTAGTCCTTGCAATATCGATTTCACTTTTCAAACTTTACAATTGGAAAAGTAAAAACAAGTAACATCAATATAGTTGATGAAATCACCAATAGATTTTAAAGATTTTGCTGCAAACCCAGTTACTGGATTGCTGTTTTTTTGTTTAATTGCTATTGGTTATTTATATATAGATAATAAAACTACTTTAACAAATCAAATTAAAACTTTACAAGAAGAAGTTATTGTTTTAAAAAGTGATTATAAAAAGTTGAATGATAAATTTATAGAAACTTTACAAGGAATTAATGAAAATTAAATGGTATATATTGTTATTTATGTTCTCCTCTTGTTTTCACTCAGAAGATTCTACGGAAAAGATAGAATCTTTTAACGTTAATACCGATAGTTTATTTAATGCAGCAGATAGTGCTGTACAATTAGTCAATAATAATAGAAAACAAAAAGTATTATTAGAGCAAGACTTATGGAGAAAAAAAAGAGATATTAAAGTTATAGAACAAAAATATACTGATAGCATTTGGAATCTTAGCAATATGTATGAATTAAATACTATAAAATTAGATAGTGATAGTGTACAGTATAATTATAAAATTATATTAAGAGAAATAGTTGATACTGTAAGAGTGACTGTTACTGATTCTATTTGTGATGTTTGTAAAACAAGACAAAACAAAAAAGATAATAGATGGTACAAGAAAACATTTAGATGGATTAAAAAAACATTATAATGAGACAAATTAAAAAAATAGTTATTCACTGTTCTGCAACGCCTAGAAATAAAAATTTTAATGCAGAAGATATAAGAGATTGGCACGTTAAAGGAAATGGATGGGATGATATTGGTTATCATTATGTTGTTCTTTTAGATGGTTCTATGCAATATGGAAGAATGGTAGATAAGTATGGCGCTCACGTTAGTGGTCATAATTATGATAGTATAGGTATTTGTTACATAGGAGGAATGGACAAAGAAATGGAAGAATGGGAAGACACAAGAACTGACAAGCAAAAAGAGTCTTTACTCTTATTAATAAAAACATTAAAAAAGTTTCATCCAAAAGCTAAAGTAGTAGGACACAGGGATTTATCAAAAAAAGCTTGTCCAAGTTATGATGCTTTAGATGAATATAAAAATATATAACTATGGGTATTTGGAAAAAAATTTTTGGAGGAGCAGCTAATGATGTAATTGGTAATGTAGGTAATTTAGTTGATAAATTTGTACAAACTCCAGACGAACGGTCGTTGTTTAAAAAACAAATGACTAATATACTAATTGATGCTGAAGCTGAAATAGAAAAAAATATTACAGAAAGATGGAAAGCTGATATGACTAGTGATAACAAGCTTTCAAAATCAGTACGCCCTTTAGTTTTAATTTTCTTAATAGTGTCTACAATTATATTAATTTTTATTGATTCTGGTTTTATTATCTTTGCAGTAGATAATGAGTGGAAAGATTTACTAAAAATGTTGTTAATGACAACAGTAGCAGCATATTTTGGTGGACGCTCATATGAGAAGGGTAAAAGAATAAAATAAAAATCAATGGCTAAGATAAGTACATATCCTATTACATCACCTGTAGTAGACGCAGATAAGTGGATTGGAACAGATTCAAAAAGTTTAAATCAAACTAAAAACTTTACTGCGAAAGATGTAGCTATTTATCTTAATAGTAAATCTAAAATAGAATCAGATTCTTTAAGGTATAAGTTTCAAAACTGGGTGACTGGGGATGTTAGAGAAAACGGAACTATTTCTTTTGCTACTAGTAATATTGGTAATTCAGTTAATTTTAGTTCACTAAGTACTTTTATGTTAAGTAAGTTTAGTAAAGCTTTAGTTGATGTTCAGTCATTTTATACAAATCCATTAATAGGTTCTCAAGTAATGATTTCTGAAGCAGCTAATGTTTCACAATTTGGGATATATTCCTGGAACTCTGCGGCATTAAATGCTGGAGATGCTAACTTTAGTGACATTGGAGTTACATATATTAACGGTAATGGTACCTTAAAAGCAAATCAAGATTATTTTATATCTTTGCTGCAATATGATACTGCGGCTGCGTCTGGTGATAAAAACTTTACAGAAACCGTTTCCTTATCACAAACGTGGACAGTAAATCATAATTTAAATAAATATCCTGCAGTTTCAGTTTTAGATACAGCAGGTACAGAAATATACGGTCAGATTGACTATGTTAGTTTGACACAAGTAGTAATAACATTTGTACTACCAGTCGCAGGAAGAGTGACTTGTAATTAATTAATAAAGAAAAAAACAATGGCAATAAAATTTTTAAGTAATGTAGACATACAAGGGAGTTTAACATTAAACGATAATCAATTAACAAACTTTGTAGTTGAAAACTTATCATCTGACCCTTCATTTGCAAATTCATTTGTTGGTCGACTATATTACAATAACTCAACAACACCTGGTACATTAAAAGTCTGCGTTGAAGTAAATAGTGGTACAAATACTGCAACATATGTAAGTCTAGATAGTACAGATGGAGTAAATACATTTACAAATTCTAATGGAACTTATGTTTCGGCTGGAACAGAAAACTCAAGTGCAACAGGTGATGTAACGATGGGTACTATAGATTTATCAGCGGCTGATGGTAATACTGCTACAAATGCAACAAGATTTTTATCTAAAGATAACAAATGGGAAGTTCCAATATATACTACTGATTCTGGAGGAACAGTTACAGGAGTAAGCGGTACCGCTCCAATAGTATCAGATGGTTCTTCAACAACTCCCACAATTTCTATTTCAAATATGGGCGCAGCATCAGCTGGTTCTGGTGGTAGTGCTGGAGCTGTTCCTGCACCAGTTGCTGGAGACCAAGTTAAGTTCTTAAGAGGTGATGGTACATTTGCTACTCCTTCTGGTTCATATACATCTTGGACAATTGCAAGTGATGGTGTATCTGGTACTAATACGGTATCTGACGGACAAACAGCAACATTTACTGGAGGAACTTACATTACTACTGCAACATCTACTAGAACAACAACTTTTAATCACGATACAACATCAAGAACTGACACTACGTCTACAGACACAGTGGGTTCTGGAGCATCATTTACTAAAGTAGACTCTATAACTACAAACGGAACTGGTCACGTTACAGCAATAAATGTAGAGACTATAACAATGGATGCTTTTGATAATTATGATTCTTGGACATTAGCAGGTGACGGTGGTACTTCACAAACAATATCAAGTAGTAATACCGCAACTATTGCAGGTGGTACAAACATTAGTACTACAGCAAGCGCTACAGACACATTAACAGTAAACCTAGATGATAGTATTACTTTATCTGGTGATATAACAATACAAGGTGGGGACATAACTACATCTGCAGCAACAACAACATTTACTATAAAAGATGATGAATCTTCAGCTTTAACTTTCTCTTCTTCTGGCTCAGCAAACTTATTAAAATTAGATACTACTGCAAGTGAAGGAGTTAGTGTTACAGGATTATTTAGTGTTTCTGGAGCTGCTACTTTAACTGGTGGGTTTACTGCTGGTGCAGATTCAGCAATGGGTACTAATAAAATTACTGGACTTAAGACTGCTACTAACACTGATGAAGCTACTAACTTAGGTCAAGTACAAGCTTTAGTAGCTGGAGTTGGAGTTTTTCAAGGAGCATACGATGCAACTAATAACAATCCAGCATTATCTGGAGGTAGTAACGTTGCTCTTACAACTGGAGATTACTTTGTTGTATCAGTAGATGGTACTAATGCAGTATTGGGAGTACTTGAAGTTGGTGATTTAATATTTGCTAATAATGATATTACAGCAGGTTCTTCTCCAAATATTTCTAATTATACTGTAGTACGTCAAGATGCAAACATTGCAGGAAGCGGTTCAACTGATGCTGGAACAGAAAAAGGAGTTTCTGGATTTGATTCAGCTTTCTTTGATGTTTCAGTTAATGGTTGGGTTCAAATAAAAGATGACAGTATAGCTTTAGGAACAAAAACAACTGGTAATTATACTGAATCTGTAGCTGCAAGTTCTACTAACAATAGATTAGGTATTGCAGTTAGTGGAGCAGCTGGTGAAGGACAAGATGCGGTAGTTGGTTTAAACATTACTGGACAAACTGATTTAGGTTCTAGTGTAGCAGATGCTGATGAGTTCTTAGTTTATGATGCATCAGCAACGACTAATAAAAAAGTAGCTTATTCTGCAATTGCTGATAGTGTAGTTTCTTCTAATAGTTTCACTGATACATTCCCTAGTACTAACGCTTCTACTTGGACAGTAACTCACGCTTTAGGAACAAATGTAATGGTTCAAACGTGGTTAGAAGCAACTGGTCAAGCTGTTTATATTGATTTTGCTAGAACTAGCTCTACTGTAATTACCTTTACAGCATCGTCTACTGTAGCTGCTGATACTATTAGAGTACTTGTTACTAAGTAAAAAAATATTACCTTTATAGAAAAATTAAACAATGGCGATTAAATTCCTTAGTAACGTAGTAGGTAGTGGGGAGATTGAAGGTAATACATTAGACGTAGTAGGAGCAGCAACTTTTCAAGGTGTAGGAGACACCGCATTAATTTTATCTTCTGGTGATGTTATTGTCGGAGGTTCACACGGTAACTCTGGTCAAGTACTTACTTCCAACGGAGAAAATAATTCTTTAAGCTGGACAGATAAAACTACCAATTCAAATGATTTTTTAACTGGATTATCTTTTAATACTGGTAGTGGTGTTTTAACTGCAACAGTAGCAAATCAAAATAATCCAACGGTAGATTTAGATGGTAGATATTTACAATTAGGTGGGGGAACAATGACAGGAAATATTGTTATTGCAAGTTTATCAACTACTTCTGCTACTAGTTTTATAGGTTCTGTATCTAATCCAATAGTAAATATTTATGCTACAAGTGTAAGTGGTCAATTAAAAGGAACTATCGCTTCAACTGTGACTGGTACTACTCAATCACAAGATGATAATTCAACTAAAATTGCAACTACTGCTTATGTAGATACTGCAGTGTCTGAAATTCCTGCTGGAGACGATACAACATATGACTTAACCACATTACCTAGTGGCACTGGCTTAAGATTAGACCCTTCGAGTGGTAGTAATGATGATATAACATTTACTGGAACTGGTGGTTTGACTATTACACGAAACAGTCCAACACAATTAACTTTTAATGCTCCAGCGGCTTCATCAACACCTACTTTAGCTCAAGTAACTACTGCTGGTTCTACAACTACAAATGCAATTTCAGTAGGAACAATTACAAATAATGGAAGTATAACTACAACAACTTCAGCAAGTGTTGGAACAAATCTTACTGTATTAGGTAACTCATCATTAGTAAGTCTAGATGTAGGTGGTGGTTTTGGCTCTACTGGAGTTACAATTAGTTCTACTGGAAATATATCAGCTAATGGGACAATTACAGGAAACTTAACTGGAAATGTTACTGGTAATGTAACAGGAGATGTAACTGGAGATGTTACTGGAAATGTTACTGGTAATGTAACTGGAAATTTAACTGGTGATGTTTCTGGAGATTTAAATGGTACGATAAACACATCAACAACAGCAGCAACACAATCACAAGGAAATAACTCTACTAAAGTAGCAACAACAGCTTATGTGGATACAGCAGTAGGAAATATTCCATCTGGACTTTCATTTGAAGGGAATTGGAATGCTAGTACTGACTCACCATCTTTATCTGGTACTACTCCAGCTAATGGAGTTTTTTATATTGTGTCCGTTGCTGGTAGTACAAGTTTAAGTGGGATAACAGATTGGGTAGTAGGTGATTGGGCGGTATATGTATCTGACGGTGCTGGAACAGATGCTTGGCAAAAAATTGACAACACTTCTACTTTAGGAGGCGCTGGAACATCTACTAAGATTGCTAAATGGAGTGGAACTACTACTCTTGCAGATAGTACTATTACTGATGACGGTACAGATGTTAGTTTAACTGGTGACTTAACTATTGGTACCGATTTAACATTGACTGGAGCTATGGCTAGTGACATAGATATGGGTACTAATAATATTACCAACTTAACAACTGTAAATAATAATAGTACTAGTTATCACTTCTTAGTTATGAATGGTACTAACGATTACAATGGTCCTGTAAAAGCAAGGACTAAGTCACAAGTTCTAAGTGATATAGGTGCAGGAACAGGTGATGGTACAGTTACAAGTGTAGCGGCTTTAACATTAGGAACTACTGGAACAGATTTATCAAGTACAGTTAGTGGTGGTTCTGGAGCGGCTGTTATTACTTTAAATGTTCCTACAGCTTCAGCAGCGAATAGAGGTGCTTTATCTTCAGCAGATTGGTCGACATTTAATAGTAAAACATCTAACACAGGTACTATAACAAGTGTAAGTTCGACTTCTCCTATTAATGGAAGTGCAAATTCTGGTGGAGTAACTATAAGTATTGATACAGCAGATACTAATACAACAGGTGCTTTAACATCTACAGACTGGAACACCTTTAATGGTAAGATGCCGCTGACTAATATTAGTTCTAATTATGACGCCACTGGTTCAAAAGCATTTCTTGCAGTAGGTCTTAATGGAAATAGTAATGCACTAACATATTCTACGGATATGTATTATGTAGCTGGTTCACCATCAGAATTAGTTGCTCCAAAACTTGGAGTTACAAATGGAATAACTGGAGCTTCATTAACTATTTCTGGAACTTCAGCTTTAGACACTATAACTTCTGATAAAGACATAACTTTTACTTCTGGTACAAGTGGCGGTACAGGTTTAGTATATGACGCTACTTTAGGTACTGATGGAACATATAGTGGGGAGGTTGCTTATTTTGGAAATTCAACATCTACAAACCAAGGACGTTTATATCAATTGCAAAGTACTGGAGGATGGGCATATGCTGATGCCGATTCAGCAGCTGGCTCTTCTGGATTATTAGCAGTCGCATTGGGTACAAATTCAGATGATGGAATGTTACTGAGAGGATTTATTAGAGATTCAGATTATTCATCTATAGACGGAACAGCAGGTGCTAAACTTTACGTAAATACTCAAACTACTAATAATAGTTTTACTGCAGATATACCTACAGGTAGTGGTGATATTGTTCGTATTGTAGGGTATATTACAACTTCTAACTCCAAAACTATTTATTTCTGTCCAGATAATACATTTATAGAACTCGCTTAATTTTTAATAATGAGCTATAACCAACAAGAACTAATTTTTACTGATAGTAAAATTTATTACATCGAAAAAAA